TTATTCGAATCGACACTCCTCCGGAGGAACCTGCACGAACGCTTGGATGCTTGGTTGACGCAGCGATCGCCCTTCTTCCACCCTCCACTCCGCATATTGAATCTTGGCGGTCAGCAGCGGCTTCACCCAGTACGCTCCCTTCATGTCGGGATGGCGGCTGGCGAAGGGGCATTCGGAGGTACCGATGCTTCCGACCACGGCCGTCAATTCGACCCAATCCTGCGCGGTCAGCTTGCCCGTTCCGACTTTGCCGATAAAGATCAGCCTGCCTCCTTGGTACAATCCGGCCAGGACGGCGTTGACGATGCCGCCGTTCAGCGTATACCCGCCGATGACCGCGACGAGATCGCCGTAATTTTTCACCTTGACCCAACGCTCGTCCTTGCCTCCGAACGCGTAGGCGGAGTCGGCGTTTTTGGCAACAATGCCTTCCATCTTCTGCGCTCGAATGACTTCCAGCAGCGCCGGACCGTCCGGATGGGACGCGACCGGTTGAACGAAGGGACCGGGGACGAGGAGATCGGCCAAGAGCCGCTGCCTCTCCCGGAGCGGAAGGGAATGAGTCCACGCTCCGTCCGCGTACAGCACATCGAATACCATATAGGAGATCGGCACCTCCTGACGCGCCTGAGGCACCTTGGACAGATTGCGGATGCCGTCCCGCCTCATCACTTCATGGAAGGAGGGCTTGCCGTCGGCCGCGAGGGCGATCACTTCGCCGTCCAGAATGAAGGAGGACGCACGGCAATACGTTCGCTCGGTCAGCTCCGGATATTGGGCGGTGCGCTCGTGTTTTTTGCGGTTGTACAGCCGAATGGCGCTGTCGTCGCAATAGGAGAGAATGCGGACGCCGTCCCATTTGATCTGGTAGATCCATGAATCCCCCAAGGGGACGGTATCGGAACGGATCGGCTCGAAAGGGATGATCGGGTTCATGGCTCTAGCGTGCCCCAAAAAAAGCGAAATCCCCCGATCCATACGGATTCGGGGGTCATTCGCGGGCGAACATTGTCTTCACAGATCCATAAAACTCCTTATCACTTGGAATGGAAGCATGCCGATGGCGATAAACGCATAAAGGAAGCCTTTGACGAACGCTGCAGCATCTTTCAATCTCATTTCCGGTCACTCCCGTCTTTTGCGCCCTCTCTTTGTCTTTTGTGTGACCATTGTATGAAAAGTCTGAAAACAAGTCAAAGCTCATTGCTTTTTGGGTAAGGTCATATCGGGGAATGTATCCGCTTAAAGAAAGCATGGACTGAGGTTGACCTGCCGAATCCTCGGTTTTGCTTGGAGGTTCGTCATTCTCCGGGATCTTTGGGGCAGGATAAGAAGCAGTCTCAGAACGAAAGACGGGAGGGAACGAGCATGAAACAAAGCGTGAGGAAAGTCGCTTTTCTGCTGGCGGACGGGTATGAGGATTCCGAGATGAAGCATCCGTACGACGCGCTCGTCGAGAACGGCAACGATAACATCATTATCAGCACGGAGAAAGGCAAGGAATTGAAGGGGAAAAAGGGAACGATCGCCTATACCTCGCATCTGGCGGCAGCCGAAGCGAACGCGGAAGACTACGAAGCGGTCGTCATTCCGGGTGGCGGTTCCCCGGCGAAGCTGAGGGAGGACCCGGCCGTGCTTGAATTCGTCCGGGAGGCCGACCGCAAGGGAATCCCGATCGCGGCGATCTGCCACGGACCTCAGGTACTGGCGTCGGCCGGACTGCTGAAAGGCCGGACGCTGACCGGTTATGCCGGCATCCAGGGCGAGATCGAAGCGGCGGGCGGAACGTTCGTCGACCGGGAAGTCGTCGCCGACGGCAACTTGATCACGTCGCGAGGTCCGCAGGACGAGCCGGCGTTCATCCAGCAGACGATCGAGCGGCTCGGCGTATCGGCATATTGAGATCTTGCGCGCAAAAAAAGAAGCCCCGGCCGCGGCCGGGGCTGTCCAAGATTTTAAGCGAATGAGGGCTTGCGGTCGTCGACCTTGCCGCTGACCACTTTGATGTATTCCGTGTCGGCGCCGTCCGCCGAAGGCCCGATATATACGACGTCGCCCGCCGCTTGCTCCGCGTCGGCGCGATGCCGCCGGAATCCGATATGCGCTCCGGCCTTCTCGATCAGTCGGCGGGGAGACTTGGACGCGATGGGACGCACCTTCCCTTTGTTCGGCTGTCTCATGGCGTATCCCCTCCTTCAAGATGTCTGACGGTGATCAGCAGTTCGTCGTTGATCTGCACGATCTCTGCCAGCTGCTTATCGTTTAATTCTATTGTACCCGAAATATGAACGGAAAGTACCAGATCCTTGCCTAAAGGATAGCACAGGATATACACGATCGCAATCTCTCGGCGCCTGAAAAAGGACCATTCCCGGCTCCGGAACGCGTCGAGCACGAAGATGCGCTGGTCTCCGTCCTGCTTGCCGTCGTTGTCTTGCAGGTGAAAGGACCGGCCCCGGCCGACGTTGCCTCCGACCTGGCGAATGATCTCGTCGTCGAACTGCTTCCAGATCGCCGCTCCCGTAATACGGAATCCTGGCGGCGCGAGCAGGGAGTTGCGGATCGCTTCCGCATAGGCGGTATAGCGCTGTTCCGGATCCCGAACCGAGACGTTCCGGTGATACTCCCAGAAAAAATGAAGAATGCTCTGCTTCTGCTCCACCAGCCGGCCGGGGTCGACGAACCACTTCTCCGCCTCGATCGCTCTGGAGATCTCCCCGCAAGCCGGATCGACTGCCGCTCCGAACTTCCCGTCCTCGCGGATATGATATCCGAGCAAGGTAAGTCCCTGCAAATCGGAGAGCAAATGGAATTCGGAGACGGTCTCGCCCGGGATCAGGTCGTCCCGTTCCGGCAGGTCGCGGGGAATGAGACAGAACACGCGGCGCCGGCCGAGCCTTCCCCAGAACAGTCCCATCTCGAACAAAGTATTGTCCCTCGTAATGAATGCCGGCTTCTGCCGAATGAGCGCGACGTCGTCGGCGGCGAAGACGAAGATGCCGAAGTCGTTGGCCGCGAGCTCCCGTTCCAGCGCCTCCATCGTGTAGTCGTTCGCGCCGAACGTTCCGGCATACCACGGATTGACATGCGCTATGTATTCCAATTGCGAACTGACCGCCCGGGCATACGGGATCGCTTCGCGGGAGCAGCCGACGAAGACGTTCGGCTTCCGGTGCGCTGTCGTCACGATTAAACCTCCTTTGCTGGCTGGAGATGATTGCCATCTCCCAGTATACAGGTTCGGTCCGCGCATAGGAAGGCGCTCTCATGCGGACGTGCTTCGGCCTGTTGGGTTGCGCTTGAAATCTCGGGGCGGCTCCGGAAAAGAAGGGGATAGCCGAATTTATCGGCTATCTCGGTGCGTGAAGCCCGTGCAGAGGGGGAGATAGCCGATTTTTTCGGCTAACTTGGTGCGTCAAGCCCGTGCAGAGGGGGAGATAACCGATTTTATCGGCTAACTCGGTGCGTCAAGCCTGCACGGAGGGGGAGATAGCCGATTTTATCGGCTAACTCGGTGCGCCAAGCCTGTGCGGAGGGGGAGATAGCCGATTTTATCGGCTAACTCGGTGCGCCCAAACCCCTCGTCTCCCCTGTCTCCGGGCGGCGCTATGCCACGCTCACGGATTGATCCCGACGCGAAAACCGGAGGCGAGAGCGGCAGAGGCCCGTCGATGCGATCTTGCGTCAGCACCCGGCGCCCCATCGCCATCGCCGCGGGCTTGCGCCAGACGCTCGACCTCCTCCCACAGAATGGCTTCGAACGTACGCCGCCGGATCTGCTCCAGCCTGCGATAGGCGAGGGAATACGTTACGCCGAAGTGGGAGACGATCAGCTCCGCGGCGTCGCTCTGGCGGTCGGGAAAGCGAAGTCTTTTCAACATAAAAGACGGCATCGACGCGTACAGCACGAACCGGTTCGCTTCCGCTTCCTGACTCTCGAGGAACGGCTGCGGCATAAGCGTCTGGCTGCCGGCGTGCCTCAGCACGTGGCACAATTCATGCAGGAACTCCTCCCACTGCTCGGCCCGGCTCAGCCGCCTGTCGACGAGCACGGACCGCATGCCCATCCACTCGAGCGCCTTGCCGGGCTGGTTCATAAAATGAACCCAGACGTTCAGCCGTCCCGCCACCTCGTCGATCGTCAACTGGCCCGGCGTCAGTACTCCCGATTTGATCCACAAATTTTCGATCCACTGCTCCAGCGGAGTCGGTCTGTAGTAATTCATCATTTTCGGCACCTCGCAAGAAGAATAGGAATGTATGTTCGCTTTTATCCGGAAAAGAAAAGCCCTTGCGGGCCTGTCAGGCATTCATGAGCGGGATTGCTCCCCTTGCCGGTCTTCCGGCTTGCGTCCCCGTTCCTTCTCCCGGATGAACTCCCAGAAGCGGAGCATCTCTTCCTTTCTCTCGTCCGGCGCGTTGAGATAGTCCTTGAAAAACACCCCATGCTCCGGGTTGTTGACGAATCGCTCGAACTCGCTTCTCGCGTTCGGACCTGCCATCGTCGGGTCGTCGGTCCGGCCGACCAGGTAATCCGTCGTCGTACGGTAGTATTCGGCGAACCGTCCGAGCAGCTCGGGCTCGGGCTTGCGATCGTCCGACTCGTAGCGGGAGAGCTGCACGTTGCTGATTCCGAGCTCCCTGGCCGCGTCCAGCTGCGTTTTGCCCAGGCGGTCCCGGCGCTCCCGAAGGCGTCTGCCCAGCGTCATGGTTATCGACCCTCTGTCCGTAATTGGTAGAAACAGTGTATCACATTTTCCGGTTTGGTAAAATACTGAATTATTTTTTGGGAGAAAGGATTGACATTTGCCAAAATGGTAATGTATGATCGTTCCATATTCGCCAAATTGGTTAAGCGAGGCATCGAGGGCGGCGGGGATTGCAGCGTTCAGACCGTTCGTTTTGCCAAAATGGCAAATATCGATTTTCCCAAAAGGAGCGTGGAAAACGATGAACATTCAAGAGAATCGCGTTCGTGTGACGGATCTGGGGCCGGCGACGCTGGAAACTTACGAAGAGACGAGAAGAGAACTGCTGCGGGCCGCGGACCGGCTGACGCGCCGGATCCGGCAGATGGAGCCGGTGCGGACGATGGAGGAGATGAACGAGCTGCTGGAGGCGGATCGCGAGCGGAAGCTGCTCATGGAGATGATCTCGAGCTGCTCTTATATCATCGAATGGCTGGCCACCGGGCGGCGGCCCGGCAACCGGAGAGGCATCGAGCGCCGGGCCTCCTATCAGAGAGAGATTCCGACCGATCCGGCCCGCCTTCCGACGGCGGTATGGTTCGACCAAGAAGACGAACAAGAGGCGGGCGACGCGGAGATGAAGCATTTTCGATTGGAAGCGGCGCTTCGCGGTCTGACCGCCAGGGAGCGGGACTGTTACGTGCTTGCTCATGGGCAAGGCTGCTCTTTCTCCGAGATCGCGGGCATGCTGCATGTCAGCAAGTCCAGCGTCGGCACGTACATGGCACGGGCCCAGCGCAAAATCTCCCACAATATCGGACATGTCGTCATCATGCGGGTCGGCTGATGTCGCACGGCTGCCACCTAATGGATGAGACGACCGATAGCGGTCCGATCGAATCCGGCAACAACGGGAGGTCAAACGCACATGGCGCGGAAGGAAGTGACAATCCATGCGGGACGGAATCCGCCGGCGGCTCGTTGACGCCATTCCCGGCATCGGCGGCAGGGTGCTGGAATCGCACGACGACGGCACGGCGACGGACAAGCCTTATCTGGTACTGATCCAGGGGGAGGACGAAGGCTTGAACGGGTGGGCGGGCTTCGGAAGGATTTTCGAAGTGTGGCCGTACCAATCGGTGGCGTCGGGGTTCGCCTCGGTCGACCAGCTTGGCGAGGCGGTCGTGCAGGCGCTGGACGGGCATACGCTGACCGACGATGCGACGGGCGAAGTGTTCACCTGCCGGTATCACGGCACGGTCGGTTCCGACCGGACCGACGAAGAGCGGGACGCGCTGACGAGGGGGCTCCGCTTCCTGGTGGCGGCGGTCGATCCCGCGGAGCAGACGGACGCGGCGTCGGCGGACGAGTGGCTGGAAGCGCTGGCCGTCTGGACGCAAGCGGCGCTGGGCACCGACCCGGACTGGAGCGTCTACTGCGGCAAATGGCCGCAGGATTACCGGCTTCCCGCCGTTCTGTGGCGGGTGTCGGCGATGGAGACGGCGGACGGGAACGCGGCTTCGGTCCGGGTGCGCAAAATGGTGTTCGGGCATGTGCTCGGGCGGACGCCGAACGAGCAAATGAACGCGGCGGCGCAGATTGCCGAGCGTCTCAAGCAGGACGCCAAGATCGCGCTGAACGCGGAGAACCGTCAGTACGTCACCGTGCGGGAATGCGCGGTTATGGCCGAGGCCGACGCGTTGAGGACCGGCCAACTCATGGTCACGCTGACCCGCCGGACGGTGCGCCCGGAAGCTGTATCGTCGGGAGAAGCGCCGCTGATGAAAGAAGTCGTCTACCACCAAACGATGGGGGGATAAACATTGGCAATCCGAAGAAAAAAGGCGGCTGCGGAGGCGCAGCCGGTGGAGAGCGCGGCTGCTGCGCCGGAGCAGACGACGGTTGCACCCGAGCAAGCGCCTGGCGTATCCGCGCAGGAAGCGGCAGCAGCCGTCGGGGGTGGACAGACTTCGGCGAATGAAAACGGTCCGGCGAATGCCGCCGTCGTCCGATATGAGGCGGACGAGCTCATTCGGCAGGCGAGAGAGCTGTTCGGCGTCTCTCCGATCGCGGCCGTCGGGGCTTTCGCCGATCGCGGCTTCGCGCCGCTCACCGTTGAGCAGGCCCGGCAATCCATCCAACAATTCATGAACAGGAAGGTGAACTGATTATGGCAGGAGGCAATTGGAGCACGACGGACATGCCGGTTCTTCCCGGCTTTTACCTGGCGTTTCGTTCCGCCGCGGCGGCGGCGATCGTACCGGGAGCGCGAGGCGTGGTGGCCGTTCCGGTGCGGGCGCACTGGGGCCCGGTCGGGCAGTTCGTGGAGCTGACGAGCGAGGGACAGATCGCGGAGACGTTCTCGGACGTGGAGACGGGCGGCGCCACCGCGTATACGACGGCGCGCCTCGCGCTGCTGGGCGGAGCGAGCAAGGTGCTGGCGTACCGTCTGTCCGACGGTACGGACGCGGCGGCGTCGCTGACGCTTGCGGACACGACGGCCGATACGCCGGTCGGCGTGCTGAAGCTGGCCGGCAAAATGACCGGCGAGCGCGGCAACGGCTTCAAGGTGACCGTTCAAGCGAACGCAGCCGATTCGGCGCAGACGGATATCAAGCTGTACGAGGGAACGACGCTTCTTCGCACGTTCACCTTCGCGTCCGGCACCGTTCAGGCGGCGGCCGACGCGATTAACGGGGACGCGGCGAACAAGTGGATCGTCTCAACGAAGCTCAGCGACGGCAACGGCTCGCTCGCGGCGGTCGCTTCGGCGGCTCTGACCGGCGGTTTTTCCGGAATCGAGAGCGTGGACAACGGGGACTACGTGGCGGCGTTCGACGCGTTCGAGACGCAGGAGTTCAACGCGTTTGCGCTGGATGGCGTGACCGATCCGGCCTTGAACGCCAGCGCGCTGGCGTGGATCTCGCGGATCCGCTCGGAAGGCAAGGGCGTCATCGCCGTTCTCGGCGGTTCGTCCGCGGACGACAAGGCGGCCGACGCCGTCTCCAAAGCGGCGGCGCGCAGCGCCGGCTTCAACAGCGAAGGCGTCGTCAACGTCGGCGTCGGCGCGAAGCTGGGCGACGTCGAATACAGCTCGGCGCAGCTGTCCGCCTACGTCGCGGGCCTGATCGCCGGCCAAGCCTTGAGCGAATCGACGACGTACGCCCCGGCTCCGTTCGCCGACGTCACGCGCCGATGGACGCGCAGCGAGCAGGAGCAGGCGGTTCGCGGCGGCGTGTTCCTTTTCGTCCATGACGGCCGTCAGGTCAAGGCGCTGCGCGGGGTGAACACCCTGGTCTCGCTCGGCCAGAACCAGAACTCCGCCTGGAAAAAGATCCGCACGATCCGCGTCATGGACGCCATCAACGCCGACCTGCAGCGGACGGCGGAGGACAGCTACATCGGCAAGGTGAACAACACCGCCGAAGGCCGGCTCGCGCTCATCGGCGCCTGCAAGCAGTATTTGCAGACGCTGGCCCAATCCGGCGTCATCGAGGCGGACGGCTTCGACGTGGCCGAGGATACGAGCATCGTCGCGGAGCCGGATCAAGTGTTCCTCAAGTGGCAGGCTCGTCTCACCGACGTCGTGGAGCAAATTTTCGGCACGTTTATCGTGCAATAAGGGGGATAACGGAACATGATGGATCCGACCAGAGCCATTCTCGGCACGTATGGGCAAGTGTTTATCGACGGCGTGTGGCAGACGAACATCAACCACCTGGAAGCTTCGGTCGAGGTGGAGAAACGCGAGCTGAAGCTGGCGGGCTCGGAGTGGACCGTTCACAAGCTCGGCGCCAAAAAGGGCACCGGCACGATGAGCGGCTACAAGGTGACGAGCGACATGATCCGGCGCGGCTTCGCCAAGTTCGACGTCATCAACAAGCTGGACGATCCGGAAGCGTACGGGTTCGAGCGAATCCGCCTGGTGGGCTGTGTAGCGGACAAGCTCCAGCTCGCCAACTGGACGGCCGGCGAGGAAGTCGCCGAAGAGACGGCGTTCACGTTCGAGGGCTACGAGCTTCTCGACCCGATCTCGGCTAGCTGATTGTTGTCGGGGGCGTGACCGGCGGCCTCTGCCGAATGCCGGCTTCCACCGCCCTCCCGCCTCGAGCGCTAACGAAACCACACGCTCTTATCCGGCGAAAAAGAGTGCGGATGGCGCTCTAACGAAACGTAGAAGGCTTATTTGCTATTTTCGAATGGCAATTGGGAGTTATCGGCTCGAATAAGCTTTCCTCGTTTCGTTACGTTTGATCGAGCCTCGATTTTGCCGGCATAGCGTCGCTGAGTTTCGTTAGAGTCTGCCAGGGGGGACGGACAAGCCGTTCCCCTATCATTTTCAAAAGAGGAGGCTACCATCATGTCGTTCGAAGAATTGAGCGAAGAGCAGGTGCTGCAGCGGCTGCTGGATGCGGATACGGTGCCGGAGAAGTCGGTGCTGCTGGAGCGGCTCGGCGTTCCCGTACGGGTGCGGGGGCTGACCGGCAAGCAGGTGTTCAGCATCCGCGAGCGTTGCACCGAGCGCAAGGAGAAGCGCGGCCAGACGATCGAGCGGCTTGACGAAGAGCTGTTCAACGTCTCGCTGATCGCCGCTTCCACGGTGTCCCCGAACTGGGGGGATTCCAAGCTGCTGTCCAAGTTCTCCGCCAGCAGCGCGGAGGAAGTGATCAAGCGCATCCTGCTGGCCGGCGAGCTGTCGGCTCTCGGCGACGTCGTGCTCGACCTGTCCGGCTTCAACACGGAGCTTGAAGACGTAAAAAACTGATTCGCACCGGGGCGCTGGCCGGAATGCTCCACGCCATCTGGACGCGGCACCATCTGCGCCCCGGCGAATATTGGCGGCTGCCGCGCGGCGAGCAGCTGTTCCTGATGGCCAGCATGGAACTCGAGCTGGAGGCGGAAGAGGCGGCCTCCCAGAGGAAAGGAGGTTGAAGACATGTCCGCGGAAAACATCGCGAGCGTGGATCTGGTCATCGACGCCGACGGTCTGCGTCGCACCGGGCAGGCCCTCCGCTCATTGGAGAAGTATATGGAGCAGCTTCGCAAACGGGCCGAGCTGCTCTCCCGCGTCCGTATCACGCCGATCGTTCGGCTGAACGACTGCCTTTGTGGGCCGATCCGGCAAATCCGGCTGAAGCTGACGGAGCTGACGAAGCAAGCGTGGGTCGTTCCGATCCGCGCCAAATTCGTGCTGGATGCTAGGCTTCTGGAGCGGCTCAAGGCTTCGATTAAATTAAACGTCTCGCTAAACATAAAAGCTGATGCCCTGGTACGAGTGATGACACAGGTCGATACGAAGACTAGTGACAGCAAAGGTAAGGAAGACAAGGATAAAAAGCCGATCTGGAAGGATCAGCTTGATAAATTAGGTTCGGACATTGCGGATACTTATAGAAAACGGCTAGCTAAAGTGGCCACCGATTTCGGGGATTCGATTCTCACAAAGTTATCAGGAGTAAAAGCTTTTAGCCCGTTAAAATTTCTACTCCCCAAAAAAGAAGTTTATGATGTGCGTGTCACTAACATGGGCGAGCTCTTAGGGAGTAACCTCGGTAACCTTTTAACCGGAGAACCGGGAAAAAATGGCGCACCCGGTAAGGACGGCACATCCGGAAAACTCGATTCAGGCCGGGACGCCGGCTCATTGCCGACAGAAGAAAAGGCCAAGCCTCGCGGAATCAAGAGATTGTTCAGCCGTGGGAAAGGACTGTTCGCTTCATTAGGCAAAAAAGTTTTTCGGGGTGGACGAGGCAAAATCGGTACTGTAACCGCTCTTGCGGGGGCCGGGTTGGAACAAGCCATGGAAAAGGCAGGGCCTGCCGCACTCGACCTATCCTTCGCGAAAACCTCCAAAACAGCAGACCTTATGCAAAAGTCGGGCGGGTTTAAAAGTTGGATAAAAGGCGGGGCCAACAGACTGCTGTCTCTGGGGAAAAAGATGTTATCCGGAGGGGCAGCCAAAGTAAATGCCGAGGAAGCCGGAGAGGGGATTCCGGAACTTAGTCAAACAGCGGAAACTGTAGCCCGCAAATCGCCGCTTCGATCCATTGCCGGTCGAATTTTGAAAACATCAGGTAAATTGATCACCCCATTATCCATTGGAATGAGCGTGGCCGATATCGCCACAGCCAAACCGGGCAAGGAGCGCAACAAGGCGATCGGCAGCGCGATCGGAGGCAATGTGGGAGCGGCGGCGCTCGGCGCTCTCGGAACGTTAATCGCGCCCGGTGTCGGAACGGCCCTCGGAGCCACGGTCGGCGGCATCGCGGGAGACTGGCTCGGAGGCCAGATCGGAGGAGCGATCGGCAGCCTCAAGAAGTTCAACCCTTTCAAAAAGAAGAAAAAAGCGCCCGAAACGACGCCCACGCCGACCGATTCTTTTGCCGCCAAATCGGCCGAGAGTTTTACCGCTGCCAAAACGCAAGTCAACGCCTCCACCAACCTCAACGTCCAGATCCCGGCTGGAGCCGTGCAGCTGTCGATGCAGCAGAAGCTCGACTACGACGCGATCGCGAACGAGATCGGCGTCCGGATGGCGGCATCCATCAAGCAGACGGTCGAGAATCGAGTTTGATCATAGATAAGCAGAACCCCATCGGAAAGGGGGATACGCAATTGGATATTTACCTCGTCGAAGCGAGCGGGGAGAAGTTCCAGCTCCCGGTCAACCCCGAAGAGATTCGGATCAGCCGGGAAAAGCAATACGAGACCGTCAACATTCTCGCGCTCGGCGAGATCGACGTGGCGCAGCAGGAGAAGGTGAAGGAGATCTCGTTCTCCTCCTTTTTCCCGAAGGTGGCCGACCTCCGCTACTGCCGCTACGCCGACGTTCTCGATCCGCAAGAGGCGATGAACCGGCTGACCTCGATGATGAACGCCAAGCAACCCGTGCGCCTCATCATTACGGAGACGGCGGTCAATGTGCTCGTGTACGTGTCGGCTCATGCGTCGACTTTCTCGGGCGGGGAACCGGGGGACGTCTTCTACGACGCGACGTTCCGCACCTGGCGGGAGATGAAGGTTCGGCAGGCGCCGGGCTCCGCGGCGGCGGCCGCGGCGGCGCGGCCGGATACGAAGCCGGTCCCGAAGGTGTACACGGTGAAGGCGGGCGATACGCTGTCGGCCATCGCCAAGCGGGAGCTGGGCAGCAGTTCGTCGTGGAAGGCGATTTATGACAAAAACAAAGCGCTGATCGGAAGCGACGCGAACAAGATCGTGCCGGGACAGAAGCTGGTGATGCCATGAGCGACTACGAGGTGGTGCTGGCCGACCGCTATTATTTACGCGAGCTGGTCGAAGAGATCACGCTGGAAGACTCGCTGGAGGAGATCGCCTACCGGGCGACGATCGCGCTGACCGTCACGCCGGACCTGCCGGCCATCGCGCCGGGCCAGACGATCCGCATCTCGGGCGTTCCGTTCGGGGGGACGGGCATGTCCCCGCTGCTCAATCCGGGCCTCGTCTGGGAATGCTCCAGCTCGAACGCCGGAACGAAGCATCTGAGCCTGACCGTATACGATCCGACGATCTATTTGGCCAAATCCGAGGACGAACGGCTGATGCCCGCCGGACAGACGGCCGCGCAGCGGCTGAAGCTGTACGCCAAGGAGTGGAGCATCGCGCTGGGCGACATTCAGGACACCCGCATCTCGCTCGCCCGGAACATCAAGCGGAGTCAGTCGATCTTTTCCATGCTGCAGGAGGATTTGCGAGAGACGGTGGACAAGGGCGGCGATCTGTTCCGGCCCCGGATGACGCCCGGCGGGCTGGATTTGGTGAAGCTGGGGAGCAACGGGACCGTGTGGGAGCTGGAATGGCTGGAGGAAGTGACCCAGCTTCGCACGCTGGAGGGCGCCGTAACGCAGGTCAAGGTGCTCGGAAGCGGAAGCGACGAGAAGCTGTCTCCGGTGCTGGCGCTCGTCAAAGGCGAGACCGCCAAATACGGCACGCTGCAAAAAGTCATCCAAGACTGCAAGATCGAGACGGTCGACGAGGCCAAGAAAGCGGCGAAAAACGCGCTGCTGGGCATGCAAGAGACGTTTTCGGCGACGGCTCCCGACATCAACACGATCCGCGCCGGCGACAAGGTCCGGCTGAACGGGCTGGATCTGATCGTCACGCATGTGGTTCATCGCCTCGGCACGCCGGGGCATATGGAGCTGGAGCTGGCCGCCGAGGAGAAAGTAAGGAGGGACTTCTGTGTCTGATCCGTTCAAAAAGCTGGTGTCCACGCTGGAGGGACGCTTTAGCGGCATCGCGTCGCAGGCGGTCTCCGGTCTGCCGGCCGAGCTGGGCACGATTACGGAAGCGGGGCTGAAGCTGGATTCGTTCAAATACGAGATTCCGGATTACGGGCTGGCCGAATGGCTGGTGAAGCTTCATTTGCCGGCTTTTTCGCTGGCCGGCACGCTTACCGTGTCCGGTTCCTCCGCGCAGGAGGCCCGGTTCGATCTGCCCGAGACCGAGATCGATGAAGTGAAGGTGGACTGGCAAGCCGGCGTTCGCCCGGGCGACCGGGTGCTGGCGATTCCGGTCAACGACGGCAACCATGCCGTCGTTGTATGCAAGGTGGTGGGCGCGGATGGCTAATCTTTTTCCGACGGTGGATGCCGGAGTGGAAGCCGCGCCTGCCGACAGCGCCCCCGTCATGTTCGGGCGGAGTTATCGGTTCGATTATGAGGCCGGAGAGTTCGTGCTGACCCCGACCGGCAAAATCGCCGGAGCGGAAGGAACGGACGCCTGGCTCGAATGGTGCTCGAAGGCGCTGCAGACGGAGCGCTACCGCTATCTGGTGTACTCGCGCAATTACGGGCAGGAGTTCGACGGCCTGATCGGGCTCGGCTTGTCCCGGGCCGGGGTGGAGAGCGAGATCTCGCGCATGGCGACGGAGACGCTGATGGCCGATCCGCGCACGGCTTCGGTCCGCAATTTCTCGTTCAGTTGGGAGAACGATAGCTGCTCTTTCAGCTGCGAGGTAGCCAACGTCCGGGACGATACCGGAATCCTTCAAGGAAGCGCGGTGATGATTTGATGGCAGTATTGCCGGAATATTTGACCGATCAGACGGAGGAAAACATTCGGGCGCGAATGCTGGATCGCATTCCCGCGGATGTGGACAAGTCGGAGGGCTCGTTCGTGTGGGATGCCATCGCTCCTTCCGCCTACGAGCTGTTCAACTCGGCCGTCTGGGCGCAAGAGGTGCTGCGGCGAGGGTTCGCCTCGACGACGTTCGGCGGCTATTTGGATTTGCGGTGCGAAGAGCATGGGCTCACGAGACGGCCGGCGGTGACGGCGGCGGGCACCGTTCGATTAAACGGCGTACCTGGAACGAAGATTCCGGCCGGAACCCTGTTCGCTACGGCGGCCGACCCGGTGACGGGAAGCTCCTCCATCGAATTCGCAACTTCGAAGGAAGCCGCGTTGGACGAACAAGGGACGGCCGAGGTCGACATCGACGCGGTTGTAGCCGGAAGCGCGGGCAATGTGGCGGCGGGAGCCATCACTTTGATTGTGTCGGCGTTGAGCGGCGTTCGTTCGGTGACGAACGAAGCGGCTACCACGGGCGGGACGGAAACCGAAGATGACGAGTCGCTTTTAGCCCGCTACTCGGCAAAGGTGAAAAGCCCGGGAACCAGCGGCAACAAGGCGGACTACATCCAGTGGGCGCTGTCGGTTCCGGGCGTCGGCGGGGTGCAGGTCGCTCCTTTATGGGATGGGCCGGGGACGGTAAAGGTTACTCTTCTTGACGAAGATAAGCAGGCGGCTTCCTCCAAAATCGTCTCCGACGTGCAGGAGCTCATCGCGCCGTCCAATGGCGGCGAGGGTCTCGCTCCGATCGGCGCGATCGTAACCGTTGCAGCATCGACTGAGGTACCGATCCATATTTCCGCCAAGTTGACGCTTGCCACCGGAACCACGATGGACACGGTAAAGGCCGTGATTGAGGAGGGGGTCCAAGCTTATTTGCAGCAGCTAGCCTTCTCCGATCCATTGGTTCGCTACACCCGGATCTCGGCCATCCTGTTGGACATTCCGCCGATTATCGACTATAAGGATTTGCTGGTCAACGGATTGCAGAACGTAAACATCGAGATGGCTGCCGGCGAGGTTGCGGTTCTGGGGGAGGTTAACGTTTCATGATTGAATTGCCAATGACCAGCTCCGCCGGGCAGCGGATGTTGACCTATCTTCCGGGTTATTATGCGACTTCGAAGGTTATTCGCTCCATGATGGACGCCGAAGGCCAGGAGTTGGATCAACTACAGGCAGCGCTAGACGACATTCTGAACCAGTTTTTCGTGTCCAGCGCTACCTGGGGGCTTAATCGCTGGGAGGCTGAGCTTGCCATCCCGATAGACGAGTCAAAGCCGATCGATCAGCGGCGGAGCGCGATTGTTTCCAAGATCAGGGGGACCGGAACGGTAACCGTTCAGCTCTTGCAGAAGGTTGCCCAGTCTTTTGAAAATGGGTCCATTCAGGTAACTCAGCAGCCGGAGCTTTATCAGTTCACGGTGAAGTTTGTGGATACATTGGGCCTGCCGCCTAATATAGACGACATCAAAGCTGCGATTGAAGAGATCAAACCAGCCCATTTGGAAGTGCAGTATGCCTTCCGCTATCTGACCGTCGGCGAAGTATCGACCATGACAATCGACCAACTTCAAACCCATCCCCTGACGGACTTCGCACCGTTCCTGGATGCATAGAAAGGGGTAATTCCATGTCGCTTTTTACATCAGTGTGGAATTTGCTCAAGAAGAACCCGGCCACCGATGGGAACGACATCTTCAACGTTCAGACCATGCTAAACGACAATTGGGATAGGCTCGACGCAGCGCTGGGGATGAAAGCTGTTAATGCGGACGTTCGGGTTGCCACGGTGGGAAATATCGGCCTATCGGGTCTGCAGACCATTGACGGCGTTACGTTGACCGCTGGCGATCGCGTGCTGGTTAAAGACCAGGCAACGGGCAGAGATAACGGCATTTACATTGCCGACGCCGATGCCTGGTCTCGCGCTCCCGACGCCGACTCCTCTACCAAGCTGTCCGCCGGACTTTTCGTGCATGTCAAGGAAGGCTCCTCCAATGCGGGAACAGGATGGATGCTGGCGACGGCAGGTGCCGTTACGCTGGGTTCGACAACTCTCACATTTGTTCAGAAGACTGGCGCCGGAGCGGCGACGGATGCCGTCATCGGTACTCGGACGATTGATGACTCGGTTGTCGCTTCCTCCGGGGCTGATACGCCGACAAGGCTCTGGAGCAAGTTTGCTTATATGATCAGAGCGATGACGGGTAAGGCCAACTGGTACACTCCTCCAGCAACGACGCTTGAAGCTGCCAACTCGCATATTTTCGCTACAAATGGGGTTCATGGGGCAACATCAACGGCTACGGCGTCCAGACTCGTTCAACGGGACGTTTTCGGCCGGGCGCAATTCGATTCTCCAGCCGCGGCATCGGATGCGGCTACTAAGGGGTATGCGGATGATATGCCGCGCAATATGGCACAACAGGCTATTATTAATGGCAATTTTGATATTTGGCAGCGTGGGAAGAGCTTCGTGAACCTTGGTGGATATTTTGCTGATAGATGGAAGACAAATATAGGTGCAGATGGAGGGGCTTTTCCGAACATTATAATAAGTAGAGAGCGCATACTAGGTGACATACAAGGGGCATCCTATTATGCTCGCATTTCCTCGTCTGGAGCAGGGACGTTGCTTGGGCCGGATTCGGAGTATTCCTTAGACCAAAACATAGAATTTGGCACATGGTACTTATGCGGTACAAACAAGAAAGTAACTCTTTCTTTTTTGGCTAGAAGTGATATTCCTAATAAGCGGATTGGAGCAACCTTATTTCAAAGTTATGGAACAGGTGGAATGCCATCCAATATTGAGGATATTCCGGGGATAAACTGGACACTTTCAACATCTTGGCAAAGGTTCAGTTATACATTTACAACTAAAACATTAATTGGAAAAACTTATGGTTCAAATGAGGATGGTGTCTTACTCGCTCGAATTTATCTTGTCTGGGGAAAGAATAGGCAATCCAGAGTTGGTGCAACAAGCGCCGAAACGTTCCAAGGTGCTGGAACAACCGACATCGCTCAAGTCCAGTTAAACGCAGGTGACACGGCATTACCATTTCAGCCGCGCTCATTTGCAGAAGAATTGACTTTGTGTCAGCGGTATTTTGAAAAAAGCTACGATATTTCCACCACACCGGGGACTATTACCGATGTTGGTCGTATAGGTGGCCGTGTACAAGCTACTGGAAACTTTGCGGTAGAATGTGGTATTCGCTTCAGAGTTGCTAAAAGAATAAGCCCTACTGTCCAAACGTATTCACCGGATAGCGGTAATCCCGGCGTCTGGAGTGTAAACGGAGTGGATGTCGCATCGAATATAGGCTCAGAGTCGGGTCAAACAGGGACTCTATCCTACATGGTAAAAGATTGGGGACAAAATGATCTATATAAACTACATTGGACAGCTGACGCGGAGTATTAGAGGAGGCTGACATGGGCGGATACAAATTATTTATTCGAATTGATGATCATCAGAGAATCATTGATGGGTACGCTGATTGGCAGACCGAAAAGCATGCAGATGATGAGATTCTGGTTTGTGAAGACGGGCCGCGCCAATTTCATCTTTACTGGACAGAGCCCCTTCTCAATGAGCACATGCAATATCGGTACAAATGGATTAATGGCCAACGTATCGAACGGACACAAGAGGAGCTTGAAGCCGAGTGGGCAGTGATCAGTATTCGAAAAAACTGGAAAACATTTAGAATAATCAACAAGATCAAGCGATTAATGACTTAATGCCTTTTATAGGTGACTTGCTCGAAACTCTCACCTTTCCTGGATGCAAAGAAAGGGGTAATTCTCATGACTCTTTTTACAGCAGTATGGAATCTTCTCAAAAAGAATCCGGCCACGGATGCAAACGACACCTTTAACATCCAGACCATGTTGAATGATAACTGGGATAAGCTCGATTCAGCGTTGGGTCTGAAAGCTATCAATGCGGACGTTCGGGCCGCCACGATAGGGAATATCGGTCTCTCGGGTTTGCAAACGATCGACGGGGTTACGCTAAGGGCTGGGGATCGTGTGCTGGTTAAGGATCAAACAACGGGGAGTGATAACGGCATTTACATCGCCACTACAGACACCTGGTCCCGCGCTCCCGATGCCGACACCTCTGCCAAGTTGGCCGCCGGCCTTTTCGCTCATGTCAAGGAAGGCAACACCTATGTGGGAACCGGGTGGATACTTGCAACGACAGGTACAGGTACCGTTACGCTCGGTTCGACATCTCTCACTTTTGTTCAGAAGACCGGTGCCGGTGCTGCCACGGATGCTGTAATCGGTTCTCGGACGATCGATGACTCGATTGTTGCCGATTCCGGAGCCGACACGCCGACAAGGCTTTGGAGTAAACTAGCCAACATGATCAAGGCGATCACCGGGAAAAGCAACTGGTATACGGCTCCGGTGACATCAATTGAATCTTTGAACGCTGGAAAGCTAAACGCCTCGGCCTATACGGCCGCTGACGTTCTCGCTAAAATCAAGACTGTGGATGGTGACGGTAGCGGATTGGACGCCGATATGGTGGACGGAATCCACGTCGTAGATCTTGCAAGAAAGGCGATCTATGTTCCGCCGAATACAGACTTAAACTCCTTGACCGCTGAAGGCGAATACTACAACCCGCTAAATGTTGATGCATCAACAATGCCAAATGTTCCACTCCCGGTTTCTTTTAACCTGAAGGTCAGTAGAAGCTCAGGGTGCAATCAGACATTTATCTCCTATAATCCGGATGCTTTGCGAATTTTCTCGCGGAGCTATTACAACGGAGGGTGGGGGGCATGGCGAGAGCTTTGGACTTCTGGGAATCTCTTAAACCCTGCAAAGCTTGATTCAGAAAACGTGTTTACAGGAAATCAAACCTTTAATGGTAATGTCTATGTTAATAATCATGGCTTTGGGGGTTCACCCTTTATTGCACTTGCTATTGGCGATAGCGATACTGGCTTACACTCAACATCTGATGGTTCTTTGCAAATTTATACGAATTCTTCTCCAAGAGCAACAATTGATGGCCAAACTTTTAATATTATAACAACTAATTTACAGCATAATGGAAATGCTGTTTTTGACACTGGAAACAGTCCGGCCAGCTTTGGAACCAATGGCTATCAAAAACTTGCGAGCGGGATGATCATGCAATGGGGCAGCGTGACTGCATATCAGAACTCAGCACCAACGGATGTGAGTTTCCCCATCCCATTTCCAACGGCTTGCCTATCGGTGCAGGCATCGGTTGAGAGTAATAGTCCTAAACCTTTAGGTGTTGGAAATTATTCAACAACTGGTTGTCGGGTATTTCAATCTGATACCGTAGCAAGACCGGTCCACTGGTTCGCAATTGGGTATTGAGGTACCTTTTTTGGATGCATAGGGAGGAGTAATCTTATGCCGCTTTTTACAACGGTATGGAATTTGCTTAAAAAGAATCCGGCTACTGATGGCAACGATATCTTTAACATTCAGACCATGCTGAACGACAACTGGGATAAACTTGACGCAGTTTTGGGGATGAAAGCTGTCAATGCGGATGTTCGAGTCGCCACGGCAGGAAATATCGACCTATCTGGTTTGCAGACGATCGATGGCGTTACATTGACCGCTGGCGATCGCGTGCTGGTTAAAGACCAAGCAACGGACAGCGATAACGGCATTTATATTGCAACCGCCGATGCTTGGGCACGCTCTCCTGACGCCGACACCACTGCCAAGTTGGCCGCCGGCCTTTTCGTTCATGTCAAGGAAGGCAACGCCAATGTGGGAACTGGGTGGATACTCGCAACGACAGGTACCATAACGCTTGGTTCAACATCTCTCATATTTGTTCAGAAGACTGGTGCTGGAGCGGCGACAGATGCTGTAGTCGGTTCTCGAACGATTGATGATTCTATAATTGCCTCTTCAGGAGCAGACACGCCGACACGACTCTGGAGCAAGCTTGGGAACATGATCAAGGCGATCACCGGAAAGGCCAATTGGTGGACGCCGCCGGCGACATCAATCGAGGCTCTGAACACGAATAAGCTAAATGCTACGGCCTACACAGCCGCCGACGTGCTAGCGAAGATCAAGACGGTAGATGGGGCTGGTAGCGGACTGGACGCTGATACCATAGACGGACTACATTTGACTGATTTAACCGTCAGCAAATCATTACTTAGCGGAATTGATCTGAATACGGTCACCGCAACAGGAATATATCGACTGGGCGATAATCTCGTCAATGGTCCAAGTGGGGTGGACTATGGTCAGTTGCTAGTTCTCCATGGCGGAGGGGATACCATAGCTCAAATGGCATTTTCATTTGGCGGCATAGATGTTTATAGCAGAGCTGGAAACCCGGCCCAAGTTGGAGGGAATGGTGGATGGGGGTCGTGGAATAGGATTTGGAATTCTGCAAGACTCCCAAACCCCGCAAGAACGGATGCCACCAACACCTTTACTGATTTTCAGCGCATACAGCGCTCGCTGAGTGGATCAAATCAGTTATTCGCAGAGTGGAACGCCCCAGACAAGATAACTTACCAATGGATAATTGAGACAAGCGGAAACTTATCGTTGTGGAATTCGACTAATAGTGTTGTTGCCGCAAGGTTTGCCCCGAATGGTGGTAATGCCTGGACTTCGGGCAATAACCCAGCGAATTTTGACTATAACGGCTATCAAAAGCTTGCTAGCGGGCTCATTATCCAATATGGATCTGCTACCGTGGGGTCTAATACAGTCAGAATAAGCAATCCATTTCCAATTACTTTTCCAAATGGCGTACGCTCGATGGTGGTGACAATGGGCACGACCGTTAATTCTGATACTGCAGTGGTGAGTAATTTAACCAATTCGTCATATGAAGTAACATTTGGTACTTTGAGCGGGACAACGACCCGAACGCTCCGATGGATGGCAATGGGATTTTAAGGAGGGGTAGACGATGCAATATTATTTAGCTTTTACTGATGACGGCAATATCGCAGGTTTCTACGTGGACGAGATCCACGGTGACAACATTCCAGCTGGCGCAGTCCCCATCACCGATGAGCAATGGCGAAACTACAACTCCGACGCTTGCCTGTACATGCGGGACGAGAGCGGAAGGGAGCCATGCCGACTCAAAACGCAGCAGGAATTGGACGACGAGGCGGCCACCATGCCGCCGCCGCCGAAGACGCTGGAGCAGCTCCAGTTGGAACAACAGCAACAAGCGCTTGACGACTTGACGTTAGCCTTCGCTGACTTACTCGCAAAATAAGGAGTTCCCATTAGGGGCCGCTTTTCATTTTTGTCAGAACGGAGGTGATTTTCTTGGCTATGGAAGTTTACAACGTACGCATTATCGCTCGCGCCGTCGTGATGCGGTACAATGCCGGAGAGACAAACGTTGGCGCCGTTCTGGACTCCTACTCTTTGTCGGAGGAGGATCGGACGCTCGTACTTGCGCAGATCGCAGCGACCAATCTTGGAAATCCCGACGGGAACATAGTGTCGGAGTCGCCGGTATAATAAAGTTTTGGGGAATTTGAGGTGGGACCATGAGTTCGGCATACTTATGTTGATGGAGGTGGGGCGAATGCCCGAAGAAACCAACGAAATCCTCCAACGCCTGACCAGGGTCGAGACGAAGCTGGACCTGATGAACAGCGCGAGGGAGATTGCGCAGGAGGGGCTGTTGTCGGCTAAGGAGGCGCATCATCGGCTGGACGAGCTGAGGGAGGAGCTTGTCGGGTACAAGCAGACGACGAAATGGCTGGTCGGGACGACGATCAGCCTGGCGGGGGTTACGCTCTCGGCGTTGGGCTTAATGATTAAGGCGGTGAACGGTTAAGATGGATAACAATTCGCAGCTTTTTACCTGGCAGGCTCTCTCCGCGATGGGGGGAGCTTCTTTGTTGACTTTTTTCGTGGTGCAGTACACGAAGAGTCTGATGGACCGCTGGCTGCCGAAGCTGCCGACCGACGTGTTCGCGGTGCTGGTGGCGTTCGCGGTGCTCGCGATGGCGCAGCTTGCAACCGGGGCGAATCCGGAGGATTGGCGGGTGTACGGGCTGGCTATCGCGAACGGCTTTTTGGTGGCGGCGGCCGCGGGGCAAATTCAGAGCAAGGCGGTCTCGCCGCCCGGAGCGGAAAAGGAAAATCAAGGCGAGTCGAATTAGGCGTGAAGTAGCTGCAGGAAGTCTTAGGAATCGGCAAGTGAATTGCCGAGCAGGCTCTTTGAAGGCCGGGCAAGGGCTGCTTGGATTCGTCCCGCCGGCCCGATTCAATAACCTCCACCCGCCCACCCGCCGTGCCCTTCAAGCTTTCTCCTGAATAGCCTATCCAAGGACAACCTGCGAATCGATCAAATCCGAATTCCCGGGTCGTTCGCAGCATATTTTGCTAAGTGAGGGAGGAAGTCGGATGGCGGTTACCCGAGCGGAGGCGGACGCCTTCATTGCTCGAATCCTCCCGGCCGCCCTGACCGGCCAGCAGCAGGCGGGGGTGCCGGCTTCGCTGACGATCGCGCAGGCGGCGCTGGAGTCGGCGTGGGGCGGCAGCGGCTTGACGTTGAAGGCCAACAATCTGTTCGGCATGAAAGGGACGGGACCGGCGGGAAGCGTGACGATGGCGACGACGGAGTACGTGAACGGCCGGGCGGTTCAGACGACGGCGGCGTTCCGGGCGTATCACGACTGGACCGAGTCTGTGGACGACCACGCCAAGCTGTTTCTACCGAACGGCCGATATGTGCAGGCGCTTCGGACGGACGGCCGATCGGCGGCGCGGGCCGTCGAGGCGGCCGGTTATGCGACCGATCCGCAATATGCCGACAAGCTGATCGCCTTGATGGACTCTTATTCTTTATATCAGTACGACACGGTCAAACCGGCGGAAGGAGGAGGGACGAACGTGAACGCACCGGCAAACGGCGGACCGGGATCGACCGGAGCGGCGACGGCCCAAGGCATCGACTGCTCGACGCCGCTCACGGCGGCGACGGCCGTGAGCATCGCCGCGGCGAACTACCGGTTCGCGGCGCGGTATCTCGTTCCGCAGCAGTACGCCTGGAAGCGGCTGACGAAAGCCGAGGCCGATGCGATCTCGAACGCGGGGCTCAAGATCCTATCCGTGTTCGAGACGACGACGAACCGCTCGGCGGGAGGATCTTCCGCGGGACGAAGCGACGGAGCGGCAGCCTATGCGGAAGCGCAGGCGGTCGGGCAGCCGGCGGGCAGCGCGATTTATTTCGCGGTCGATTACGACGCGCGGGCGCAGGATTACGACGCGATCGAAGCGTACTTAAAAGCGGCGGCCGCGCAAATTCCCGGCTACGAAGCCGGGGTATACGGCTCCTATGCCGTGGTGGAAGAGATGGCGAAGCGCGCGGCCTGCAAGCATTTCTGGCAGACCTATGCCTGGAGCGGCGGGAAGCAAAGCGCCCGGGCGAATGTCTATCAATACCAGAACAACGTGCAGGTCGCTTCGGTCGCCGTGGATTTGAACCGGTCCTACGGAGGCGAAGGCTGGTGGGACCTGAAGGGAGGAGAGAGCGAGATGAGCAAGGAAGACGCGGAGAAGATCATTCGGTTTCTGTCGGCGGCCTGGTACGCGGCGCCGGATCAGGCGTCCAAGGACGAGTTCAACCGGCTGGCGAACGAGATTCGCAAAGCGGCCGGAATTCCGACGCTGTAA